CGCAAAAGGGCTTCAGTGATTGCAGCAGCGCGGTACGCGCAGCCATCAAAGCCGTGACCGGCATTGACATCGGTGCAAACACCAGCGCCCAGATCAACAACCGCAAGACCAAGGGCGTGGTGGTGCATGAAACCACAGGCTATTACCCGGACGAGAGCAAGCTGCTGCCCGGTGACTGCCTGTACTTCAAGGGCAACACCAGCCATCCGCTGGATGTGGGTCATGTGGAGATGTACATCGGAAACGGCAGACTGTGCGGACACGGCAGCGGCACCGGCCCGAAGATCAAGAAGCTGAAGGATTACTGCACCAGCAGAGCCAACAGCAAGAAGCGATATTTCATGGCGATCCGCTGGATTCAGGACGGCGGCGAGGGTGAACTCGAGCCTGACAACCTGAAACTGGGCATGAACGACAATGAAGCAGTGAAGACACTGCAGCAGAACCTGCTGTTGTTGGGGTACGATGTGGGTCAGTATGGCACCAGCGGCGATTTCGACACGGGTACAAGAGATGCAGTGCTTGCATTCCAGAGGAACAACGGCCTCAGCGCAGACGGCATTGTAGGCGCGAAGACGCAGGCTGCAATTGCAGAAGCGCTGGAAGGACTTTCCGACAGCGATGAAACCGAGATGCCGCCAATTCCGAGCGTGAACGCAGTGACAATCAATACCGGCACATGGAACGTGCGCACCGGCCCGAGCACGGAATACCCCAGCGCAGGTTTTGTGAGCGGCGGCGATAAGCTGGAGAAGGTGGATGCAGACGGATGGATCCCGGTAATGTTCAACAGCGAAGTGCGCTGGATTGGTCCCAGCGCCGTGAAGAAATGAGGTGGGTCCGTTGAACTTTGATATGACAACGCTTGTTACCCTGATCGGCGAAATCGGCGTATTGCTGGGCGTAATCATTCCGGTGATCGTAAGCATACGCAAGATTTCGAACGGCACCAGATGCCAATTGCGGAGCGAGATGCTGCGCATCTACTACCATTGCCGGGAGAACGGCCGGATTCGCCAGTATGAGTACGAAAACTTTGTAATGCTTTATGAGGCATACAAGGCACTGAAAGGCAATTCCTTTATCGACAAGATATACAAGGAAGTGCAGGAATTCGAAGTTGTAAGCTGATTCTTGAAAGGAGAAAGACCATGAGCAACAAGACCTATGATATTCTGAAGTGGATTGCAATGTACCTGCTGCCTGCTCTGGGCACCCTGTACTTTGCCCTGGCTGGCATCTGGGGCTTCCCCTACGGCGAAGAAGTTGTCGGCACCATCACTGCCATTGATACCTTCCTTGGTGTGATCCTTGGCATCAGCACTGCCCAGTACAACAAGGAGCAGATGAAGGAGGCCGAATAAGTTCGGCGGGGAAGACGAGGCGCTGCTGTACGGCAGTGAATGCAGCGCCCGCGCATATGATGAATACCCCGAACTTGAAGGCTTCACCGAAGCAGAGCTGCGCACGGCGATAATCCGTGCGCGGCTTTCCCCGGATGATGCGCAGATAGCCATCGGCAGGCTGATCTGGCGCAGCAGCTGGGCCAACATCGGTGCTGTGGTCAACCTGGATCGGACTGCGGCGCAACGGCGGCTGAAGCGAAAAATCATACCAAGAATACTGGCAAACTTGCAACTTAGTTGCAAAATATCTTAAGTATAGTTTCAACAACTCAACCCTACGGAAATTCCGTAGGGTTCTTTTTTTATGCCAATTTTTGAAACTTGCACATTCATGCACACCCATGCCCACCGGCAAAAGCGGAATCTGAGAGAATCAGGGCAGAAGGGAGGCGATTGAATTGTTCACAAACAACCCCTATTACCCCATGCCGCAAGGCCCTGCATTCCAGCGCCCTGCATTTCAGCAACCCATGTACCAGCAGCCGCAGCAGGCGATGATGCAGGACGGCTGCATTCAGGCCCGGTTTGTATCCGGCAGGGAAGAGGCCGTGGCTTCGAATGTGATGCCGGGAAGCATGTTTGCTTTCTACGACCGCGCCCACGGAATGATTTACACAAAGCTGATCGACCCGAACACCGGCATGCCTGAATTCCGGGAATACGCCGAAGTACAGCCTGCCCAGCAGCAGCCCACACAGTACGCAACCACGGAGGCCCTGGAAGCGCTCCGGCAGGAGTTCGACCAAATGCTCAACCAGAGATTGGAGGGGCTGCAGGCGGCATACGCGGCCTCTGGAAAGGCGGTGAACGATGGTGAGTAACACACCCATGAATCCCATGCAGCTGCTGCAGATGATACAGCGCGGCGGCAACCCCAACCAGATTATTTCGCAGATGATTCAGCAGCATCCGGCATTGCGGCAGGCGGCCCAGTTCATGAACGGCAAAACGCCGCAGCAGATACAGCAGGAGGTGCAGCAGATGGCTGCCCAGCGCGGCGTGGATCTGAACCAGCTTGCCAGACAGATAGGCATACAGCTACCCAAATGATTCAACCGGTGACTGCAGCACCGTTTGGATAAATACCGAAAACGAAGGAGGAAACGATTATGGCAGAAGGCAATGATTTCGCCCTTGGCTATGCAATGGGCACGGATTCCGGTAATTCCAACAATGGTGGTGACTTTGGCTTTGGCGGTGGCGGCTGGGGTGGCCTGCTCGGCCTGATTGTCGTAGCCAGCCTGTTTGGCTGGGGCGGCATGGGCGGCTGGGGCGGTGGCTTCGGCGGCGGTGCCGGTCTTCAGGGCATGGCAACCAGAGCTGACATCAACGAAGGTTTTGCCCTCAACAACATCACCGGCGGCATTACCGCAATCCAGCAGGGGATCTGCGACAGCACATATGCCCTGAACAACGCAATCACGGGCATTGGCCACCAGATCAGCGACTGCTGCTGCCAGACGGGCCGCGCCATCGATGGCGTGAACTACAATCTGGCCAGCCAGTTTGCAGCACTGAGCAACACCCTGTGCGGCAACACCCGTGACATCATCGACAACCAGAACGCCAACACCCGCAGCATCATGGATTTCCTTGTAAACGACAAGATTTCCACGCTGACTGCAGAGAACCAGGCGCTGAAGTTCCAGGCCAGCCAGAGCGCACAGAATGCATTCATCACGGCCAACCAGGAAGCACAGACGGCTGAACTGATCCGCCGCCTGGGCCGCGATTGCCCGGTGCCTGCATATGTGGTGCCCAATCCCAACTGCTGCTATGGCAATCCCACCGGCGTGGGCTATGGCAACGGCGGCTGCAACTGCGGCTTCTGAGGCAGCACAATCCCCGGACAGCGGGTGACTTCGGACGGAGGTAACCCCTCCGTCCTGATTTAAGGAGGTGTACGTTATGTGCAACAGCAATTACATTTGCCATCTTTGCCCCAGGCTGATTCTTTCTGAAGCGGTGACCTTTGCAGCAGGCACGCTGACGATTAATCTGCCGGCGGGCAGCTACAACAACAACAGCAAGTATTGCATCGTTGTTGCCCAGGCGATTCCGGCTGCAACCACGATTACGGCTCCCGTGGTGGTAACCATTGGCGATGGAACGGAAACTTATCCGCTGACCAACCGCTTCGGCGCACAGGTGACAGCGAATATGCTCCGCACCAGAACCAAATACGCAACATGCGTATCCACCACAGCGACCGGAGGCGCATTCCGAATGCTGGGCACGCCGAAGGGCTGCTGCCCGGTTACCAGCAACCTGAGCGCAATTGACGGCACAGCGCCGGCGGAAGGAGGTGCATAATATGGCAATGAATCCCGGAATGAAGATGATGTTGGTTGACCGAAACCGGAACCGCACTGAGAACAATTCCCGGAGCGAATACGGCGGCAACCGCAGGATGATAGGCTATGACCGTGAGACGAACGGCAACGCAGCCACATCCAATTACGGCGATGGTTACAGAGGCGGCGGCAACACTGCTTATGTGAACTATGGCAATCCGCTTGGCTACCCCAGCATGGCGTACAGCCCATACGGGGCAATGGCTGCCGTGCCGCAGTACGCAAACAACTACGGCATTGTGGAAGGCCCCAGGGTAGACACTCCCGGCAATGAGGAAGTGCGCCGCATGGGTAGCCGGGAGGGCACAGAGGCCCGCAGACGGCGTGACAGCCGTGGCCGCTACATGATGAATGATTCCGAATGGGATGATGATGAAGAAGACCATCATCATGGGCAGCACATGATGGGCAGTGCAAGCAGCATGAGCCAGCCTGTGGACGAACACACAGCCCGCAGGTGGGTGAAGCAGATGGACGGCGGAGAGCATTTCAAGGTAGAGCAAAGCGAATCGCTGCGGCATGCGATTTGCCCGGACTGTGAGAAATGGGAATTCTACGTGGCGATCAATGCAATGCATTCCGATTACGGAGAGACCGCACGCAAGATGAACATTGACAAGCCGGACTACTTCGCATACCTGGCTAAGGACTTTCTCTGCGACAGAGATGCAGGCCCGAACAAGCTGCGGAAGTACATGGAAACCATACCAAAATGAGCGAAAGCCGGGGAGAAATCCCCGGCGTTTTGCTTGTGAAATTGAAATTCTACTGCTCACATACTGCTCACATAGAAATAAAGAATTGCGTATTTGCAGGCGCTCTGGGGTTCGAAAATATGCCCTGCTAAGGGAGTAGGGTGGGATAACTGCCGCGAGGGTTCAAATCCCTCCTTCTCCGCCAAACACCCCGAAAATGCTGTAATTGCAGGCGTTTTCGGGGTTTTCTTTATCCCTTTTTTGCCCCTGCGGAAGGGGCTGAAAATACGCCGAAGTATGGTGAAATACGGTGCAATTTCTCCTACTGCTCACGCTGCTGCTCACATCATCAGATGCGGGAAAGTTTATTGACACCGGCCAGGGCATCGGACGTATCGGGATG